ACATACTGCAGAGATGTCTCTGAGTCTGAACCTCTAAATACGAATGGTTTTCTATAACCTTTATATGCCATTTGGAGTCTCCTTAAATAATGTTAAATTGTCGACAATATATTTATTATTTGCGAACTTCAAAATCTGTTAAAGATTCTAAATGCAGCTTCATTTGGTGTTTCATGAGATATGACATCCATGACTGTATAGAACCAAAGGATTCACCATTATATTGCTTCATGATCTCTTCTTTTTTCAGCTCAGGAGTCTCTGCAAGATCAATAAGTGTCTTATTTCTAATAAATCTACGTTGTACTTGTAGTGGCCATTGTAATGGATCACCTTTTAACATTGTCATTTGCTTCTTTGTGACTGGTGTTTGTCTAGCACCTTCAGTAATAAGTACCTCATCTTCAGATAATACATTTGGAACACCATCACCAGTATCACCTTTACAGATCTTTTCAAATAGTTCATCTTCAGGATTATCTGATTTAACCCATTTTTTCTGTATGTTTGACCACTGTTTGACATTGGGATACTTCTGTAATTGTTTGAAATCACCATCAGGAGATACAATAAGTATTGGTTCAGGTTCTAGTATCTTTAAACCCTTAAAATATCCATTAGTCTTCTCTACAATAGTACCAATACAATCATCAGCTTCACATGTATCTACCCATATACATTTAAATGGACTATACTGTATAATATCATCACGTACCTGATTAATCATCTTAAATATACCATCCCAATCATGTATACTATTACTTCTATTCTTTCTACGATTGGCTTTATATGGTGCAAAATATTCTCTACGCCATGAATTAGCAGCATCCATACATACTATAGTTTCACCAAAATCATCTCTATAATCAGCATTATATTTACGTATAATGTTAATCATTGTATGCCTAATAAGGTTTCTATCCTCATCAAACTCCTCGATACGTGGAAACATAGCTGACATTGCTATTGAACTGAAATCTAATAAAATCATATTATCTCCTTTGCTATTATTATTATACTAATTCCAGTGTCTAATTACACCACCGATAATGAAAATACATGTAATGATTTCTAATATACTCTTAAAGTAAGATTTAGGACCAATCAATATTAAGAGTTGGTTGAGCAGTTTCAGGGTTTTTGGCTGCATGGTTTTGTGCTTCTATATGTGTAGGTTGGTCTTTAATATCAGTGACTTTCATGTGGGCATAATCGACACCCAGCAGCCAATTTTTTCTGTCTGCTGGGTCACCATATCGATTTTTAAGTTGACTAAAACGAATCATATTGTCATTGCGAAGCTGATCGTTTGTAGTCATAGCAAAGAAATAATCTGCGGTCATCGGCAAACCAAATGATTCTGAAACATCGGTCATACCGACATCAGCATCATTCATTCCTTGTCTATTTGTTTGTGTAGCAGTTAATACAGGAACATTGAATTCCATAGCTAGAGCACGAAGTTCTTCAGCAATAGCTTTTATTTTCTCATAACTATTTGCATTCTTAGATACGCCTAGTGAATTACAAATATTGAGATAGTCTACACAAATAACGTCTGGCATAAATGTTTTCTTCATATCTAGTTCTTTAAGTAAAGATCTGAAATGAGCAGCAGTAGCCATGCCAGTAGGATATTCTTTAACTACTAATCTGCCTTGTGTTTTAGTTCTTAAGGTTTGAAATCTTTTTAGGAAGTTATCTTTACCTACAGAATCTAATTCTTCTTGACTCATATCGAGTAAATTCTGGTCAATTCTTTGTGCAATCTTTTCTTCAGCCATTTCCATAGTAATATAAAGAATATTCTTACCACGTTCAAGTAAACTTGATGATATAGAACACATGAATAAAGATTTACCTACACCAGTACCGGCCATAATAACACCAAGTGTTTTTTCAGGTATACCACCACGTAGTATGTAATCAAAATGTTCAAGGCCGGTTTCTAATTTGTTTTCTTTCTTATTATAGTAATCCCATCTTTCTTCAACTTCTTCTGTATAATCATGACCTACAGATTTATCAAATGAAGTACCAATTGCTTCATGTAATAATTCAGGTAATGCTGTCATTGGAGTTTTCTTGTCATCACCACCAATAACATTAACTGCTTTATATACAGCATTTACAATAGCACGCTCTTGACACCATTGTTCTGTTTTATTTACTAACCATTCTGTTTTATTGATTGGTTGAATATCTTTACTTAAGAATTCTTGTATAGAGTTATAGATTGGTTCAGTTAGATCTGTTCTTGATTCAACTTCAATCTTAAGTGCAGCAGAACTAGGTAATGCATTATTCTTATTGAAGTATCTTATAATTTCTTCAAGCACAACTTTTTCATGCTTTTCTGTGAAGTAATCATCTTTAAGGAATGGTGCAACTTTTCTACAATAGTCTTCATTGACCATCATATTGTATAAGATACCTTTTCTTAGTTCTGTTGAATCAACACTCATGGTTTGATTATACTCGGACTTTCATTCTTTTTAACATTTAATATATCAGCAATAATATCTGATGCCATTGCCTGAAACTTATCTTCTCTAGCATACTTTTCTGCATCTTCTATAGTAAGAAACTCTACCATAAAATTAAACTTATCTTCTTTCAGATTCATATCTACTGGTCTCCAGATAACACCTTCATATTTATGACCTTTACCTGTGACTTGAATCCATTCACCACCTTCAGGGTCAATGTATGGTTTAAAATTCTTTGGATTATTTTTTGCCATGCCATGGTCTCCTATATTCTATTGTATTTCTAAATTCATCTGTAAATATTCCATCGACTCTAATTGTATAGGTCCATTCAGGGTTTGGGTCAACACCATGATAATTAAGGTCATGAAATACATAACAATTGCTATCAACATAATATTTTTTATCGTTTTCCTGATCATAAATAAAACTCCTCTTGTTTCTTGCAGGACTTAACATAATTGAATGATGATCGACTGACATCACAAATGGATTGTTATCTCTATGTACTGTAATATGCTGAGAACTATCCACACCAAATATATTCACTCTTCCGATTTGTTTGAATGGTAGCTTTGACCATATCCATTTAATTGTACCTGGAAATAATTTCTTAGCTTCTTCTGGAATGTATTTACCATGAATTTGTTCTTGTTCATTCCATTGAGAATACATGATTGGATATACATCTCTCCATGGATAGTAAGCACCTTTCGCAAACTTAAGATACCTTTCCATAATCTTTTGCTTTTTAAAATCATCTACCTGTATCGCCTTAATTCTATTTTCTTCGTGTTCTGTTAATTGTTGTCTAGCATATTTTACATCCAGAAACTCCGAATCAAAAAATCTGGTATAAGCATCACCACGACTATAGTCATCACCAACGCTAAAAATAGTATTGTCAGTTTGGGACATACCCCATACCACTTCTTCATGAATTTCTTTAGCTGTGTCTTCATTAAGTAAATCTAAATGTAAGTATGGCTGATCATTAATCGTTATCAGCGGCTGTATCTTCTTCGATAGTTTCTTCGACATGTTCCTCTACTACTGATTTTATAGAACCAATTGCATACCTTTCTTTTATTGCATCTGCAAATCCAGCTTTAAGCAATGGAATCCAATACTCAGAACTATTTGTTTCTGCTTTTCTTTTCTTTAAAAATACTTCTCCTGTTTTTGGATTTGTACCTTCAAACCAACCGACAGAAGGTTTAGTGACCCATCCAAGTTCTAAGCCTATGTCTAAAAGACCTGACCATTTATTGATACCACCTTCCCATGATATTGACAACGGCAATCTTGTTTTTTCTCTTACAAACCTAGATTTTTCTACACCCATCATAAAGTTATAACCTGATACTTCAGTACCATCTTTTTCTTGCTGCCTACCCATAAATAAGATTTGATTTGCTGAGTAATAGATACCTGTACCACCAGACATAATGTCTTTAGGAAACATACCAATCTCTTTATATGTATGGTTTACTGCAACAAGTGGTATATCTCTTGTTGTAAGATAAGGTGTACATATTCTAAATAATGATTTAAGTGCTTTAGCTCTTGACATATCAGCAACTGACTTACCATCAAGTGCATCTTCAAGTTCTTTCTTAGAAGCTAAATTACCTACAGAATCAATTACAATAATAACCTTATCACCTTTCTGTATTTCTTCTAGTTGTTTTGTAATATCAAACTTAAGTTGTTCTACATGTTCTATAGGTGTATGTATACATCTCTGTGGGTCTACATTCATGCTTTCCAGATATTCAGGTGTAATACCAAACTCTGTATCATATAGTAGACATACAGCATCTTCATACTTTTTAAGATATGCTGAAGCCATAAGCAAAGCTAAGTTTGATTTAAAGTGTTTTGATGGACCAGCCAGAACGGTAAGTCCAGGTGTCAGACCACCTTCAACAGAACCAGATAATGCTATATTCACAACAGGAATATCTGTTGGAACCATATCTTTCTTGTTAAATAATGCTGAGTCTGAGAGTACTGCCGTTGATTTGACAGTTGAAGTTTTTTTAAGTTTTTCTAGTAGTGACATAATAATCCTTTGTTGGTTGTTTTAAGTTGAGTGTACCAACTCCTGATATATTTATACCACTACTAGAAGTTTTTTTTATATTATCCTTTCAGATATTCAGGCTCACCTTTATTAATCTTAATGGATTTAGGCTTCTTTTCTTCTGGAAGCTTATATTCCAATTCGACTACTAGCATACCATTTGCAATGGCTGCATTGGTGACTTCAATATATTCTTGAAGTTTGAAAGTTTTTTTGAACTTTCTAGCAGAGATACCTTTAAACAAATACTCTTTGCCTTCAGCATCATTCTTGCCTTGTGTATTACCTGAGATGATTAACTCACCATCTTTGACTGTGACATCAATATCTTTCTCACCAAAACCAGCGATAGCAAGTTCAATAGCGAACTTATCTTCATCTGTTTTAACAATGTTATGTGGTGGATAGTTATCGATGTTTGCCCAATGTGTTGAGTTTAGTTCATCGAAAAGACGGTCAAATCCGATAAAGGCAGACCTTG